CAAAGTTCCAGTAAAGATACTGACAGCTCATACGCCGTTTTTACTTCATCCTTTTTTATATATTCTCTGCTCTGGATTCTGCCGGCTACTCTGATACTGTCACCAATGTTTAATGTTCTGGCATAGTAGGCATTTCTGCCCCATAATATACATGGTATATAGTCAGACTTATTATATCCTCTGTTTACTGCCAGAATAACATCACATATATTTCTGTTTAGAGGTGTATGCCTATAAGTAGGCGTTTTGCATATATGCCCCTCTAAAAACACATCATTTATATTAGTATTCTCGCTTAATATTTCCAGTTCATTTACAAACACGTATAACATAAGTCTGCTTTTATCCTCATCATGCTTGTTATGGCTTCTAAATTCACCGGCAATATGAACACAAGCGCCTACAAGACTGCTGCCCTCATCCATAACCCTCTCAGATATTAACAGCGGTATAATGTCAGTCTTACCGCTGTCTCTTGTGACTGCTGCCGTAGTGTTATAAAATTTCTCTCCATACATTTCGTGATCATATTTTAACTCTGAATTTATCACACCTACTAAATTAACCTGATTAGCCATTAGTACCGCCTCCTATCGTAAGATAGGAAAATAATAAATTATTAAATTAAAATAAAAAATACCAAGGAAAATATTTTATTTTGTCGTTTTATATATATTTTTTATCACAAATGATAAAAGGACGCTCTCAGGCGTCCTTTAAAATTTATATAGCATAAGTAATATTATTAAGACTTATCCACCTGTCAGCTGGATACTGACCGTCACTACTAAACTCTAAAATCATATTACCACTAACAGGAGTAACAGCTATTTTACAGTTAGTGCTACCATTAGACGGACATATAAACCTAAAAGTATAATTGTCAGCTGGTCTAAAGACTGCCGGTATTATGCTTATCAATGTATCATTTGAGGTTACGTTACCTATTCTGCCTCTACAGTAAACCACGTTACCTATACGCCTCATCTGTAAATTATAACCGGCTGTAAATTGTGTTACATCACCCTCTAATTTTAAATTTACCCAACCAGTATCTACTATTCTCTCATTAATGTTATTGATCTCATTTAAGAGATTTCCATAAACCCACGTTATATAGTTATTAATTTCATTGTCTTTTAAATTAAAAATCATAAAAGCACCTCCATACTAAAATATTTAACTATCTTTAGTATCTCAGTGCTTTTTATCTTTTGTACCTTATTTAATTTTGTCTTTAGTAGTATATGTTAAACACCTAAGTGTAAAACATCAACATTAATAGCCTCTGTGGGCTGTGATACAGCTGTAAACTCCAGCGTATTAATAGACTGGCTGCTACACCTAACCTCTGACGCTGAGTATGTGCTGGCACTTGTGGCAGTAGGACATGCAATAACGCTCTTTGTATCGTTCATGCCTATTACTGTCACACTCTGCTTATATACGCCGTTCTCATTCACCCAGCCCTCAGGTATCAAAGTTACTGTTAAACTCACCGGCAGCGCATTTACCAGCATGGTTTCAGTGTTCTCATTAATTAAGTTTGTTAAGCCGGTAAACCAGTCATTAAAAATAGCTGTAAACTGACTAAAAAGCGTAGCAGAGCTTAACTGCTCAATCAGTCCAGTCACCCAGCCACATATTGCCTCATCCGCTCTGGTATCTGTGATGTCACTGGCGGTTATCTCTGTAGCACCGGCTCTAATATAAACATAAGCCAATACAAGCTCTTTTACCGTCTCTGTATTAGTAGGTGTAGGCTTAACTGGAGTGGTAGCATATTCACTGTATTTAAGCGTAGGCTTAGCGTCTCTTACGCTTTCTGTATCATCAGCCTTAATGCACACGGCGCACCACCTATTAAGCGTTACGTCAGACGCCTCTAAAGTCATCTGGTAAGGGGTAGTATTATTAAACCAGTGCTTTTTACACCAACCTCTACCGCTTGCGATCTGAATAGTCATACCAGCACTGGGCTGTACTGCTAATTTATTGCCTACTGATTCATATACACCGTCAGTAATAAGCCCCTCAAAAATGCTGCTTAACTGCTCAGCATTATATACCCTGTCACCATTCACAGAGTTAAAAAATCCACTTTCCCACATATCTTACACCTCCTACACATTAAACTGGGGTATAGTTTTAGCGCCTGTATCGTCTACAGATTCAATAACGCTCAGTACCCTCACATCTCTACTCATTCCATACTTATTTATCACGGTAACAATATCACCTAAATAATAATCTGTACCATACTTAAAATTAACCTCCAGCACTTCACCAATAAAGCCCTCAGTCAATCCTAAGCTCGCTAAATTCTCACGCCCACGCTCCTGTAAGAGAGCTATGTAAGTATCAAAACTAATAGCGTCCGTATCACTGTCTTTATTCTGGCTTAAGTCATTAGCGTCTGTAAATGTCTCAAACCTATCCAGACCGCTTTTATCAGCTCCAAGCGTAGTATATACACGGTCTAAGCCCTCACCCTCGCCACCTATAAGAGTGGTATTAGCGTACTCCTCACTATTAAGCTCATAAGCTGAGTTTAAAATATTGCCAAAGTCATCACTAAATACCACATAAGGGCGCTCAGTCTGATTAAATGAGCTGTCTACACCCTGATAAATGATAAGTACCAGAGTGCTGTTATAGATGAATATTTCCCACCCATAATTATAAGCGGTACATATATCTACTATAGTCTGATCTAAATAGTCACCTGTTACCTGTTTCTCTATAGCGTCAGTAAGTCCGGCACTCACACCTAGAGTAAGCGTAGGAATTACCCTGTTAGGGTCAGTAGGGTTTATAGCGTTCTCTGTTACTAACTGTCTTATACCGTTCTCAGCTGTGCCTGTAAGGTTAGTCTGTTTCCAGACTATACGCTGGTGGAGTAAACGCTTAAGCTCTCTACCTGTAACCGTTAAAAAGTCACCATTTTCAGCGTCAGTAACAAGGTTAAAATTTTTAATAATCATTACTTTACTGTAAGTGATATTACCCTCACTGTCTGCCGCTATGTCACGCTCTCGCACTAAGTAATAATCTTTCTTAAGTAGATTAAGCACCTTAGTGCTGGCGTTTAAATATAACTCAAAATCTCCTATATCATAGTAAGCCGGACGCCATATAACACTTACATAGTCATCTATAATACCGACTAAGTTAAAAGACTGGTCTAATACGTGGATATTCATTACACACCTCCATATAAGACACTGGAGCTAAAAGTAATCTGTAAATTACTATTACCGCTATCACAGTCATAAGTAAATACATTATCACCACTCTCCAAGGTCAGCCAGCTACTACTGGGATATAAATAACCCATTATATTAGTGGACACTCCAGCTCTTACCAGCGTTATAGACTTCTCACCGTGATTAGTGTTAATAATAACGTGATCACCAGCCTCCATAGTAAAGGTGAGCTTAATGTGTGTACGTTTCATAACATCATAAATAACAGGATTTACTACAGTGCCTATAGCGTACAGGTCAATTACCGCACCACTAGGCACGTCACCGGCATTAATAATACTCTTACGTACATTAGTAGTGATTGCGCTAAATTCCACACCAGCCTCACTTATGCTAAAAGGAAACTCAAACAGGGCGCTTACGTCACTGAAATAACTTACTATATCATTTACAGCCTTAAAATAGGGCTGAGGACAGATTACGCTAATCTGAGCCACCTGACGCTGAGCAAAAAGGTCACACTCTATAAGCTCCACCATACCCTTTATATAAACATCTCTGCTGCCATGCTTAAAAAAGATAGTAATTGTCTTTTTAAGAGGAAAATATTTATATAAATTAATGCGTGATTCCTCAATGTCACCATTTAAAGCCATGTATAAAACAATGTTACGTTTATCCACTCTGACGCTATTAACACTAACACCGTCAGAAGTGGCATTATTAGAGGTATTAACAGCGCTTGCTGGAGGCTGTAAACCTGTAATTTTGTATAACGTATATTTAGAGGAGGTGGAAAGGTTTAAAACCTCTCCAACATGATTTTTAACTTTACACTCATACATATCACACACCTCCAGCAAAGCCTAATAAGTTTTTGGACTGTCTGTAAATCTCCAGTCTGCTAAGTGCCTTAGGGCTGTTATTTGTCTGATAGAAATTATAAACCGCTCCACCAGTTCCTACCGTTGCGCCGGCAGCACTTACTGAGGTGGCACTACTTAAACCAGCTCTTGCACCGCTTACCGCTCCCATTGTTACGTCTTTCATGGAATTTAAGACGCTCTTAGCGTTTTTATCAATACCTACAGCTATACCCTCAGGTAACCACTTACCGACCTCATCAGCCATAAGTTTAGAGGGTGACGCTATACCAAAAAAGTCTTTAAGACCGTCCAGTACGTCATCACCAAAGCCCTCTATCTTCTCTTTTATCCAGCTTGTCATATCGTTAATGCCATTCCACAAGCCTTTTACAATGTCAGAGCCAATAGATTTTAACTTACTTGGTATCTCCTTAATTTTATTTACTATGGCGTCAAATAAGCCCTTTGCTGCTTCTTTGCCTTTATTAATTAAGTTAGTGCGCCACTCAGCTACTTTAGTGACTACATTAACCAGCCACGTCCACACCTTAGACGGTAACTGTTTGAAAAACTCTATAATTTTATTTACAAAAGAAGTGCCTAACTCAATAGCCTTAGCTATCATATTAGCTCGCCACTGTATTATTTTTTTAACTACATTGACCAACCAAGTCCACACCTTAGACGGTAACTGTTTGAAAAATTCCACAACTTTATTAATTACCTTAGGTACTTCTGTCTTAGCTGTATTGCTTAAGTTAGTTATCCACTCTTTAAATTTATTCCATGCGTTTACAAATAACTCACCCAGCTTAGGAAGTAACTCAGCCAAAGCTGTAATGATTGCCACTATGATAGTAGGCACAGCTTTTACCAGTTCTATCACTATGGTAGGTATAGCCTCCACTATTGCCATAAGCAAGGTAATAGCTGTCTCTAAAAGTAAAGGTATAGCGTTAAGCAATGCCTCTATAACACTAACTATAAGAGTAGGTAACGCCTGTACCAGTGAGACTATAATAGTAGGTATAGCCTCAATTATAGCCATGAGCCACGTTATAGCAGTTTCAAGTAACACAGGTATAGCATTTAATAGCGTTGTTATCAGTGTAGTAATAATTTGAGGCAACGCTGTTACTAAAGCTGTTAAAAGCTCAGGTATAGCCTCCACTATTGCCATAAGCAAGGTAATAGCTCCACTGTAAAGAGCTGTAATACCGTTAAGCAATCCGTCTATAATACTTGTAATAAGCTCAGGTATGGCATTTACAATGGCTGTTACCACTGTAGGTATAGCCTCCACTATTGCCATTAAAAAATTAATACAAGCGGTTATAAATGTGGGTAACATACTCATAAGAGCGTCAATAATCTCAGGTACTATATCCACTATAGCCAGCGCTATCTCAGGTAAAGCTGTAGATAAGCCCTCTAACAAACTGCCAGCCATTTCTAACACGGTTGTAACAAGTTGAGGCAAAGCACTTAAAATACCCTGTATCAAGCTAGTCACCAGTGATAAGCCCACATTAATAATCTGAGGTAAAATGCCTATAAGTTTATCCAATATTGTACTAATTAAGTCACCAATAGACGCACCTATACGCTGATCAGCGCCCTCTACACCGTTAAGTAAATCAGTAAAGCCACCGCCTAACTCTGTCACACTGGGTAACAACTCATTTAAAAATGCTGCACCCATAGATTTAAAGGTAGTCATCACCGGCTCAGCTACAGCGCCTAAATTAGCGGTAGCGTCTGTAAGGTCTGCCTGAGCTTTCTGAGCGTCAATAATATCAGCATTAACCTCTTTATAAGTCTTTGACGCCTCGCCCAGTATAGAATCAGTTACCTGTAACATATACGCCTGTTTTTCCTCTTCTGAGGTACACGCCTGTAAGCCAGCGTTAAACTCGTCTACACTGTAACCCACGCCCTCTAACATCTGTACGTAAGTACCAGTAGCCTCACCTAATTTAAGTGTCTCGTTAGCACTCTCATAAAATGCCTCTGGCTGGAGTGCGTCACCAAAACGACCTACTACACCCCCAGCTAAATCAGCCCACTTAGCTAAATCCTCCTCAGACTTTGCTAATAATGCTATCTGCTGTGACGCCTCTACCGCCTGATCTGTTTCACCGATAATAGAAAACAGCTCTTTATAAGTGTCGGTAGCTGTATCTCCGCTAAAGCCGGCGGTACTAAAAGCTGTCTCTAATTTACCCAGCTCTGTCCTGTATTCCCTAGTCTCATCTGCCAAGCCCACTAGGGAGCTAATACCCTGACCTATAGCGCCCACAAAGTTAGTAAGCATATTACCGGCAAAGGACGCTATAGCACCCTTAAAAGTGGTAAAGCCGTCACTGGTTTCCTCTGCCTTGTTTCCCATATCGTCTAAGACTTCTGTGACACTTTTACCGCTCTTAGCTGCCTCTTTTTCTGCCTCTACAACTTCCTCTAAACTCTGAGTATAGTTATCAATCTGCCTTTTAGTGTTATTAACTACTGCCTTTTGTTTATTGATTTTAATAATCAAATCATCTACAGCCTTGCCACCATTGGGGTACTGCTCCATAGTAAGCTCTAACTGTTTTTCATAATTTGAAAGTATTTTTTTCTGATCATTCAGGTTGCTACCTAACTGATCTAACTTAGCACGTAAGCCGTCACTGCTTTTAGTCCAGTCGTCCATAGTTGAGCTTACGGCTTGAAACTCACTGTTAGCCACAGCTACAGAGCGCCTAGCCTCTTGCATTGACTTTTTAAGCTCTGATATGTCTACCCTAAATTTAGTTGTTGTTTCATTGTTTGCCATATTCTCACCCACCTACTAAAACCAGTCATCACCAGCCTTTTTACGGTTGGCGTTTTTCTTGACTTTTGCCTGTCTGTTGTTATAGCTCACCATGTTATTAATCAAGTTAAATACATCCTCTGCCGGATAATCCAATAACTTAATAGGGTCAAGCCCAGTAAAGCCCTCACACAGACTTTTATTTATTTCAAAAAATGTCTCTGACAGCGTAAGCTCTACGCTGTCTCCTCCACGTTTTTTG